CGATGTTTAAGTGCATCGCATCAGGACCTCCAGGTGCATCGGCTAAGGTTCTATCCGATCTCTTTCTTCAAAAGATTCGGTATAGAGGCTACCACCCGGGATATATTTGATATAATCAAATCAATCCAGGGCTGGCCTACACTTGTTGCGAAAATGAAAGAATCCTCATCAGGATTCATCTATTCGCGCAAGTTCCCGCCGTATGTGAAACGTATGCCGGAGCGGAAAATTCTGCTCCCGTTACACGGCCACGTCTACACGGTAATAATCCGTGAGACTTACGAGACTGTGAGCCAGTTCAGATATCAAAATATCGGTCCTGAGCTCACGAACTTATATTCTCGTATAGCGCTGTTCATGGATGCCTTCGGAATTATAGACCCAAACGTTATATGGGATCAAATCCCATTTTCGTTCGTTGTCGATTGGTTCTTAGGCATTGGTAATTGGTTATCTGATAACAAACCCCGAGCGTACCCTACTACGTTTAACATCGTTGACTCCTTATTCGGATGTCAGCGAAAGTTCGAATATATTCTCGTTAGTGAAGGCGTAAAAGCCTCCCCCATCGAGTCATATATTCCAAACGGTCAGTACACGCCCTGGTCAGTACAACAGTCATTACTGCTCTGTACTGAGGTTTACTATGTGCGCGCGATAGCGCCTCATATGGTCAACACTAACCACATAACTCACGTTCGCTCTGGCCTTACAGGCCATTGGCAAATTGCAGCTGCCCTTGCGGGTCAGCGGCTTCATAAGTTCGGACGGGTCAAATCGTATGCACGCCGTCGCATTAACATTGCGATGAACTCATTCGATAAGGCCTTTGGTGTTGCTGAATTGCAAAAACTTGCATACATGCGACACCGCGAGCCCAAGAAGGTGAAGTTACCACCGCACAATCGCAACCATTAACCCTAGAATGATCCATGTTTACGGACCAAACCAAAATTAATGTTGCTAACGGGAACGACCTCGCTGAGGGTTTTGACGGCGTACCGGTTTATATCCGGGACGTCTCGCCAGGAACCACAACGCGAGTCAATGGAAATACGTCGCTGAAGATCTCGCATGTGAATGCGAAGGTCCTCGGACTCGATACTGTTCGCTCACTCTTCCGAGTGGACGAAAAGGTCGACGCGACCGAGACGGTACCTGAACATACGCTTACTGCGTATCTCATCGTACACCGTCCCGTCATTGGCTCAAAGCTCGAGACTAAGAGATTAGCTCTTGCATTGGCGGCTACTATTGTAGGTATGAAAACCTACAATGGTGCTACCACTGCAGTGGCAATCGACAGTCCCGCGCTCTTCGATCCCGTGCGCTTCATCGACGGGGAGATTTAACTCCTCCCGTCGTTACTCACCCTCCTCACCTCTGTTAGAACAACAGATGCGTGAGGGGGGCAGGAGTGATGGCACCTTATAGGTGACAGCGCTCGTGTGAGCGCCTCCATCGTGGTCCTTAACTGGCTAAGAGTAAACACCATTCATATGAACGGAATACATAATAGCTCAGACACGTG